GTACTGGTGGTGATCGGGGAGATATTGCCCGGAAAGGCAGGGGGGGTAGAAATAGACGCTAAAAAAAGGGCTTGTGAGCGTGATCCCTTACGTGAGTTGCATCTACGACACGCACTAACACAGTTCTCTAAACTAAGTGGATCGCCTCCGGCTTTGATACTCACTACGTGGTCTACGGTGGTGGCATCCTGTCCACAGTACGCACACGTGTATCCATCTCTAGCTAATACGGCTAGGCGTACACGCTTCCAATCACGGCTTACCCTTGGATCTTGCCTACCTCTTACCATCTAGTAGTGCCCCTTACGCTTATGAAACTCTAGAGCTTTACACGCTGTTTGGTGTCTTGCTTTTATGTACTTGAGTCCTCTATCTATCTGTAAGTATGGATCCTTAACCTTTAGCTTTAATAGCTGTGGTATTCCGTACGCTGTGCTCTTAGGGTTATCGGCTCTTGGATCCCATCTACTCTCTTTATCCCATAGAGTCTCTAGACATCGATATTGCTTAGCACTTTGTATTTTCATATGTGCATATATCTTGTAGTTATTCTTGTCTCTTGTAGTACTTACCGCCGTAGCATTAGGCATATTGGTAAATAGCAATAGCCCGGCCAAAAGCACCAAGCTACGTCTGCGAGCTATCCGCCTCAGCGGCTCGCCTACGAGCATGGAGCGTAGCCGTATAGTCAAATACCGGTCAAGCATGAGCGTAATCTTGAGCGTGTCGCACAGCCTTTTAACACCTGTGTATAACTTATGTGTATAACTATTTAGCATCTTTACCCCATCCCGTGCCCTTAAAGCTAAGGCCCGGAGCGTGGTATACCTGCCTCATTAGTAAATTGCAGCAATAGGGGATCGTATGCTCGGCCATCTTTTGCTCAAGCTCGTACCGGATATTGCAGCTAATACACTCATATTCATATATCGGCATCTTTAACGTCCTCCATTAATACAACGCCCATTACACCGCATTTAACGCATTGTAACGATTTAACATATGGAGGTAAGTTATCGGTTACGACTCTCTCTATATGATCAGTCATTTTGCCGCATAGACGGCACTTAGTTTTATATATCGCCATAGTTAGACCTCTTTAGATATTGCATCTCGAATAAGCTAGAGCGTGGTACCCAGTAATTATCTTGGTGCGGATGCTTGTAGCGTGGTGTCATAGCCATATGCACCGGCATCCATCCGAGCAACATATAGACCGGGCTAAAGCCTGTAACCAATATAGCTACATCGTTTGGCCTCGGGTTTGGCCTGTTTTGGATAATAAGATGCCCGTTTTGGTGTTTGGTCCACTTAACCTCGATATTTTCTCCCACGTCTGCCTCATCGTGAAAAGTGTTTACCTTAGGTACAAAGCCGTAATCGCCAAAATATGCAGCTACAGCCATCTCGGCCCCGGCACCCTCAGCCTTTTGCCATATAAACTCGTGGTAATTGGCAAACTTTTGGCCAAATTGATTAGCATCACTCGGATCGGCATTGATCGCTACAGCTCTGTCGAGCCCCTTTTGGTGAGCTACGATCTCTTGCGATCGATCGAGTATTACTTTAGCTACGCCCGACACGCTGCACACAACCATGTAACCGCCTCTAGTCCGACATCTCGAATAGTTAAACCGCCCTCTTGGCTTGCCCACTCATCGCAATAGTCACATCGATCTACAGCCCTTGAGCTTGTCGTACCATCATCGTGGATAGTGGTGCTTATACCGTTTTTAATAAAGGTTATTTCGCCCATAGATACACCGCCAGCATTAAAAAAAATATCTGTATAGCTATAAGCATTTGTAGTAGCTCGGCCCTTGTCATACTTGAGGTTTCCATTTTCCATCGCTACCGAGTACGTGCCAATACGGGTTACATTGATTAGTGCGGTTTTTCTCGGTGCACTTGTAAGCTGCCCACGGCTTACCCGTAGCTTTAGCTGTACCCTCGGCCCATATCATCGTGCCATGAGCGCAGCGTGGAGGTTCGGCTACTTGCTCGCCACCTAAGTTAGCTGCGATCTCTTTTACAGCTGTGGCCATAGTAGGGATGCCCTCGTGAGCTACTTTAGTACTCCACGGATCCGAGTCAGCCGGTAGGGTCTCGACCTTTTGCATATCTTGAGCTGTAGGCCTTGAGCTATATTCTAAGCTCGGCGTTAATAGACCTATGCACCTCCCGTAAGCGCTCGTGACAGTATCCTCTATCAGCCAGCGTTTCATATTTTGCGTAAGGCTTGCAACGTTACCAAAAGCGTAATCTACAGCGCTTGGCACCGTATCCTCATACTCACGATAGGCCTCGGCTTTAACCAACACCGTACCTTTAATCATATCGATATCCTCGATATAGGCGATTAATCTACCGCTCGGGAATTCGGATCTAAAGCGTTTAATCCTCGCGTTTACATCCTCATAGTTATCTAAAAACCCCATTAGATTAGCTCCTTTTCTTTAAGAGCTCGAGCTATGGCACGGCCTCGAATAAAGCCCTCGCCGTGTCCCTGTCTGTATCCAATCGAGTATCCGACCACTATGAAAAGAAAACCTATCCCACAAAAGAATAGACCTATTAATATATCTAAGCTGTTCATCGTTTGCCCTTTGTTAAGGCCGATCAAGCTACTAACCGAGTAGCCCTCTCAGCGTTTGTAGTATCAGTATGAGGGCTATTTGTCAGATATCAAAGCGTAGGCTCTATTGGCGTGTCGCTAGTCGTAGTCTCTACCTTAGGTTTAGTTTTTAATCCGTTTGCGCTTACGATCCCGGCTAAAGTCCCGGTTAAAAACACGGTGAGCGTAGATACTAGATCAATAAAAGCTGCATCATTAGGAGCTTGCTTCATGGGCTGAGTAATAAAGAGCAGCGCATACAGCATAGACATAACCGATAGCGCAAAAACTATAGCTAAGATAATGCCAATAGCTACTATGAGCCGTGCGTGTAGCTCCTCAGCTGTAAATCTACGCCTCGCCATTATCTACTACTCCCTCCTCAAATAAATCTTTTGTGCATAAGCCTAAGCTCTCACACTCCGGAGGCTGACACTCGGGCTTTTGCCAGTTTGCATATTCTTGGCACGGATATCTAACCCAACCTTGATAACCGCACCCCGATAGGAGCATCGTCCCCACAGCCGCCCCTATCAAGGCACGGATCATCGTGCGCCTATGCCGAATTGTTTCTCGCTAGGCTGCACAGCTTTTAGTAGTGGACCAATTAGGCCAGCTATAAAAGCATTAGCTAGTACTTTTGGATCTGTCACACCGGACATATATAGAGCTGCTACAGCTGCTAACGCTGCACGTGCATAAGATTTAGCGGCGGCTTCTAGTTGTTTTCTGTTCATTGTTATCTCCTGTAATGCCCTTAATTGACTTGATATAGTACCGATACGGTAGTAGTACCGGATGTAACTACGCCGTATAGGCCCTCGTGATCTCCTACTTGTATCGTTAATTTATCTTTATGATCTACTAAATAGCCGTTAGCTGTAGTTAGATCTGATCCACCTATAAATAAATTGTTATTAGTTGCGTGTAGTAAAGCCGTTTGATCGGCAATATTAGCCGGCACGATAATCGTAGGCGTTGTAGTTATCGTTACTTGTCTGCTAGTTGGCATCGTTTAACCCTAACTTTTCTATTAATTGTTTAGCTTTAGCCGGTTTAACCTCTACCTCAAAATGCATATCATCGGGCCGGCTCTTAAAGTCTCCGCCCCACTTGAGGCCGTATTTCTTAGCGAGCGCCCGGATCATCGGAATTTTTTCAGCCGGGAAAGTGTCGTATTTTCCGAGAGGATGCTTAGTAGCGTTGAGATCTATAGCTGTACCGGATGAGTGGCAAGAGAGGCGATCAGTAGAGCCTCGCACCATACGGAAAGCGTAGCCCCAGTCGTCTAACGTACCTTTATCGATCGGCTCGATTAGCTCGTGAAATTCCGCAGCAAAGGCGGCCAAAAGCGGACCCACGCTAGAGGCACACCTAAGCTTTAGATCCGTACCGTTCACGGGGTACGATTTTATTTTTATCTCGGCCGGATCTTTTGAGGCCGGGTACCCGTTATAGCTTGTAAGGCTCATCCCAGTAGTAAAGCCGCCTCCTCGGCTGTAAGTCCAAGACGATTTAGGATCTCTTGGCGAGCGGTAGCTTTTGCATTGGCCTCGATTTGTGCCGCCGCTAAGTTATCCGCATCTATTTTCATTTGCGCAATTTCCTCCGCGTTAGCATCTCTAACAATTTCCTCGCCTGTTTCAACATTGACGATTTTAACCTGTGGTGTAGTAATCATTATTTAACTCCATAAAGTAGTGCTGTGCCTGATGTAAAGTTTCCGCTAGTTGGGGCTAATACAATTGAACTAACGGCTGAATTTGAATTGTAAAAAGCGTTACCGTTATTCAAAGTAAAATTTGAAGTGTTTGAATTATCTGTACCGATAGAAGTGTATCGCGCAATTTTTCTAGTCGAAGTATTTGTATAGTCATAAAATTCAACATAAGACATTGCAAAAGTCGTGCTAGGACTTTGTCCAGCCGTTATTGGCGCGCTGCTTGTCCAAGTTAAAGCACTTGAATTGTTATTTGCCGAACTGCTATCATACTGACGATGAGAACTGCCACCAGTGTCACCATTAAATCGCAAGTTAATTGAGGCATTTGCTGTATTTGGTAGATAAGCCCTAATAACCAAAACTAAATTATTATAGGTTTGAGGAATAGACGAAAGACTCACGCTCGCACCTGTTAGCGTTGTGGTGCTGATTAAAGTCATGCCGCCACTTGCAGGAGCAGCGCCCCATTTTAACCCCGTTGCTTCGGCGCTATCAGCTGTTAATATAGTGCCATTAGCTCCGACAGGTAAGCGAGCAAAAGTATCGGCACCTGTTCCCGGTACGAGATCTCCCTTAGCATCGATAGCTGTAGCCATTGAGTTAGTTACCGTTACTGTGCCGGATGTACCGCCGCCGCTAATACCTACGCCAGCTGTTACGCCCTCGATGTCACCGGTAGCGCCGGAGGCTACCCAAGCTGCACCATCGTAATACCACAGCGAGTTATTATCTTTTGTAAAAGCGAACTGTCCCTCAGCCGGAGCCGTGATAGCAGCATTTCGCGCCGTAGCGTTAGTAAACACGTTAATACCCTGCATGAGATAGCCGTTTACGTCACCGGCCGTTAATACCTCACCCGTAACAAAGGTCTTAAAACCTTGCCCAGCTGCCATAGTCTTACTCCTTAGTACGATAACACGGAGGTATCGAGCACTCCGTATAGTGATGAGTCTAATATAAAGCCGTCGATAATCGGCTCTAGTGTTGTAAAAGTCGTTTTCCAAGAGTTTGGCGTTACTTGATGTTGTACGCCGAATACCTGCAAGGTTTGTATAAGGGTCGATCCACCCGGTTGATTAGTGGTAATCCTTACCGGGTCAAAAAAATCTAGCTCTAGGGCCGCTAATATGCCATCGTTATAGTCCACGCTGTAAAGGTTAAGCTCTAATAGATCGCATCGGGTTTGAGTATCTTTACGGGATGCGACATAGGCCCGGGCATAATCTAGAGCAGCTTGATCGGTCTCCATTACTAAATCTTGTTGGTTATATGAGTGAGTGAAATACTCCTCTATGGATGCCTCGTCTAGAGCTACTTGAGCTGTGCCGCCTATTTTGCTTATGCTCGCTTGGTTATATACCTGAGTATCGTCTAAGCGCCAAATAGCATTGTTATAGTTAATATCGGTGCCGTCATCGTTAAACACTCGAGGCGGTAGGGCTTGAGAGGCTACGCTAAAATTACGATCTTTAAGTGTTATGTTGCCACGAGCATCCATATATAGAGCTCCGTACTCGGAGATAGTGGCGGTCTGCATCGCTGCTAGCGCCGTCCTAAAGGTACCCGGGTCAGCTTGGAAAGGTATATCTCCGAACTGTATCTCGCGCTGTGATGGCGGAAAGAGGATCTCGTCCAAAATAGCGTTTATGCGCTCGCCGGGTAAGTCTCCGGGCTCGGCTAGAGTAACCGTAGAGATCTGACTATTTTCAAAGAGTCTAAAAGCATCGACAGCTGTGATAGTCGTATATACCACGTCGGTAGCCATAAGAGGCGTAGTAGTTACATAGCTTGTAATAAATCCGCTAAACATCGGATAAATAGTGCCCTCATATGTCGCGCTAATCTGTACTTTACGTAAAGGCGTCAAAAGGCCAAAATAAGGCCCTGCCGGATTTTGGGGGTTAAAGTCCCCCGATTGGTCCACAATTCTCAAAGTAAGGGTCCCGGTTTGGAAAACATCGGCTTGAGCGTTACGACCTCGTATAGTGGTAACGCCGTCTACTTGGTTAGAGACATCGACGATAAGAGTATTTTCATCGGCTAAAACGTTAGTGCCTAATAAACCCTCGCCTAACACCATAGCCGGGCCAAAAGATGGACCGCTAGAAAAGTTAATAACCGCGTTTATTGTAGGTACGGTCATTTTAATCTACCTGCCGTAGCTAGTGGATTACCGTCTCTTTCGATATTTTGGATAGTGCGCTGGATGAGATTACTAAATTCGTCCGGCTGAGCTATGACACCTGCATTAATTGTAAGGTTATATTGAGCGGCGGCTTGAGCTGCATAGCGAGCACCGGATAGGGCAGCACTTAAACCTACCCCGGCGCTTAATCCTTGGTTTAATGACTCTCTTGCTACCTTGTTACTAAGATCTATTTTGGTTAGGTCGATCATGTTTTTAGCAGCTGTAGAGCTACCACCTGTAACTTTACTACTACCTGCGCTGCCAGCTGTGCCGCCGGTTATGCCGGTGCCTACGCTGTTAAGTAACTTTATGTAATCTTGTAAGGCTTTAGCTCGAGCATCGTCGGCTCGTTTTTGAGCGGCCGAAACTCGATCGATAACCTCCATCTCGGCAGACTCACGTAACATATTGCTCGTTAGCATCGCATTAGTCGTATTGCTGAGAGCTGCAAGGCGAGCGATCTCTGTAAGTTGGATCTGTACTCTTTCGCTGTAGCTCTCTTTAGCGGCTAGCTCTCCGGAGGCCATAATGGCGGCGTTATATTTCTTAAACGCCTCCTCGCGTAGTAGCTCTTTATCGCCCTCGGCTATCTTGGTAGCGTTGATATTACGTAACTCTGTGAGGAGCTGAGTGTTAAGAGCTTGTAGAGCTGCATCATTAATAGTAGTAATACCGGCTAGCTTGGCTAGATCGGCGTTTTTCTGTAGAGCTGCTAGCTCGTTAATCTTTCGTAGAGCTAGGGCTCCGTTATCCTCCTCGATAGCTTGTAGAGCTTCAAGGCGTAGACGGGTCTCTTTGTCATACGTAGCTTGTAGGGCCGCAGCTAGTGAGATCCGAGTAGAGTCAAATACAGCGGCAGCTTTAGATAGTGAAAGCTTATTCTTTTCAGCTATGGCCGATTTCTTTTGCAGCGCAATTAATTCCTTTTGGCGCTTTACGGCATCGGCCTCGGCTTTAGCCGCCGCTCTATCGTTAGCTGTAGGTCCAGTACTCCCACCGGTAAAAAATCTACGAGCGCTAGCTCTTGGCTTTTTCATAAAGCCGGATGGATCACCCTGCACTATGAGATCTACGAGAGGCTGCGTTTTGCGTATAAACTCGGTTACGAGATTAGCCGGTAGGTCAAAAGATGATTTAATTTCTTGGCCTAATTTAGCCATCTCTACAATTAACTTAGCTGTGCTTGTAGCTGCTCGATCTATATCATCGGTTAATTCTTTAATATCGTTGCTACCGCCTAGAATTTTAAGGGCATCGACTAAACCCTTACCAATGATCTCGCTAGCCTCCTCGGCTTTAATGCCGAGCTTGGCCATCTGAGACGTATAGCTTTGAGCTTCTAGAGCAGCTTGGCCCTTAAAGCGAGCTTGTAAAATAGACATAGCTTTCTCAAAGCTAACGGTTTGCAGCTCGGTTTTACTAAGGCCTAAATTAAGAGTACGTAGGCCTCGGGTATTACCTAGATAGGCTTGGGTTAGTTTTTCCGATACCGAGGCTACGCTTTCGCCTAAGCCGGCTGCGGCATTAAGGCTTACGTTTAGGATCTCTTGAGACTTAGTGACAGATCCCGTAGCTTGTAATAGAGCTATAAAAGATGGTTGCAAAAGGTCACGGTTTACACCGGTAGCAGCCTCTACGCTGTCTATATATTTATTAATATCATCGCTAGCAAAAGCTAGGCCAAGGTTACTAACAGCTGCATTAAGGCGCTTAACCTCTTGGATCTGATCTCCATAGGCAAGGATAGATTTTTTAGAATATGCAACGAGAGCAGCTCCACCAAAAGCTACGCCAAAAGTACTAGCTAGAGATTTTAGTTGTCGCTGAAATTTAGCTATCTGTGTCTGCCCTTTACTTAGGGCCTTGCCGTCAAAGGTAGTTACAGCATTAATTAATAGACTTGGTAGATTAGCCATTACGCACCTAGCCCGTATCGGCCTTGATTAAAGGCGTTAATCGTATTGCTAATAGCCGTTACTACCGCTAGCTCGGCTTTACCCTCGTCCTCTTTCCACGCTCTAAAGATCATGCGGCCGCGCTCGGATTGCTTGTCTCCGTAGAGCGGTCCCATACGGCTAACAAAGTGCTCGCCGGCATTAGGGTTATTAGATCGGTAGCCTTTATTAGATGGCTCGTTTGCTCGCCCGGCTGTCTCGTAGATTGAGCCGGCAGCTGATCTATTGCCTACAAAGTAAAGCGCTCGCCATCCGTTTTTATTACGCTTGCTTGGAGCTTGAGAATAATAAATCCCTTTTACCACGGTAGCGTGATCGTAAAGCGGAAAGAGCCGTAGACGGCCCTCGGTGTTAAAGGTTCTAAAGGCTGAGTTACGAGCTGTGATTTTCTTGCCTACGGTGTTCTCGTTCCACCCGTAAAGATTACCCGGGACCGGAGACGGTGCATAGCCTCGAGCTTTATCGCGCAAGGGCACCATCACGGCCCGGATCTCTTTATTCATCTCTTTAAGTAGCTCGGGGTCGAATTTACGCAGAGAGCGGATAGTCTCTTTAACGCCGTCTAGATTTACGGGCATTTTCCGCCTCCTTAGCTTCATCGTTAAGCACTTTTATTAACATCCTAAACATCTCGGTATCGAGATCGAGTATCGCTTGAGGCGAGACCCCTAACCGTATTGATAGCTGTGCTACTAAATAGGTTAAAGAGTCTCGCCCTAGCTTAAAGGTTCATCGTCTAAGACCTCGACCTTAGATAATGTATCGAGAAAATCGGCTCCGAAAGGTTTAACACTTTCGCCGGATGTGCGTAAGCACTCCCAGCTAAGGTAAAACAGGTCGGTCTGTTTTTCATCGTCCCTAAAGGCTTTGTGAAAACCTTTTTTAGCGTAGAGCTCAAAGGCGTACTCGATCCGTGGAGTTATCTGATGTTCAGTAACCTCACCGGTAGCCCTTGTTATTTTGAGTCGTGCCATTTTTTGCCCCTTTGTTAGTTGGTTATACGGTTGTGTCTACTACGATAGCTGAGTTACAGGTAAACGTAATTGATTGAGTCGAGATATCTCCGACAGCGCCGTTAATATCTGTAGTGTTATTTACCAAGATAGTGGTCTGATATTCCGGGTTAGTAGCTGAGATAGCTGCGCTTGTTTGCTTGAGAGTGATAGGCACAGTAGTACCCCACGCAGCTTGGAGAGTCTGTAGTACCTCACCGGTAGCTGTATCGTTTAGAAAATCTAGCGTAATCGTTGAGGTCTCGAGGCCCTTGGTATAACGTCGAGCTGTGTCGCCCATCGCAGAAATTTCCAATTCTTCAAAGACCCTATTAATCGTGGCGCTCGTTACGTGATCTGAGAGATCGACCGAGTTAAGGGTTACGACCACTCCATTACTTAAGAATATGGCCATGGCCTATTCCTCGCTTTCGGTTGTTGTTGTTGTTGGTGTTGGTTTTTCTTTTGCTACTTTGATTGGTGCAGGTTCGTCTACGATCTGCCCGATCTTTCGCAAAAACTTTAGATCATCCTCTGTATATGCCATTAGTTACTCCCAGCTCGTTAGTATTGATATGTCGATAGATGCCGTTAATAAATCGCCGCTCTGTACACTTAATACCGACGGCGCGCTAACGCTGCCAATATTCATTACAATAGTAGAGGCTGCTAGTTTCTTAAACACAGCGCACACTAAAGTTTCGATGCCCTGTAAATTACCTTGGTTGTCGTACATAGGCACGTTGCAGATCACGCGCAGGTTAGCCATAGGTGAAATAGCTATATAGTCATTATTGCTTGGCGTAATATAAGGATCGGCCGGGACCACGATAACCGAGTTAGCGGTAATAGTGGGAGGCGGAAAGCTATAGGTATTCCATACGTTTGGATTATTTAAGGCCGCAGCTACGCTAGCTCTAAGAGTTGTAATCGGGGCTGTCATTGGCTAGCCGATCATGCTTAAAGGATTTTGGTATCCGGCTAATAACCCTCTGATCTTGCCGATCATGCTATTACCGAGGCGGTAGGGGCTTGGGCTAAAGCCGTCGATAGATACGCCGCCGGTCTGTGAGACTTGGCGAGCTTGCCATATGTCCACGGCTAGGATCATTGCAGCTTGACGTACAGCCGGGGTAGCTGCGTAAGCTGTAGTTTTTGTGTCTACTCCTAGAGCTTGGCCGTAAGGTAGTACACGTCTAAAATTCTCGTTTGCAGCTGTACGCGCATATTGCACAAAGCTAAAGCCGGCAGGGTATGTAGCTGTAAAAGTATTAAAGTTAATAAACGGGAAATTATTAGCGGTCCCGGCGCTAAACGGCATAGTCCCGGTAATTGTATAAGTCCCGTTAAAAGTTGAGCCGCATCCACTCAAGGTTATGGACTCCCCGGTCGTAAAGATAAACGGGTTAGCAACCATAATTGTAGCTACGTTATTTTGTAAAACGGTGCCTACTACCGGAGCTGAGTCAAACCACAAAAATTGATTGAGTAAATCTTGCGCCGTTTGGCAGCACTCCTCGACCACGCTATCCGGATATAAATCTTGGATCCCGAGGTTATCGCGTAACTCTTGCTCCGTTACGTATGATGCCGGCACTTTTGTCTCCTTAAATAAAAAGGCCGGGAGGGCTTAAAGGGCTATAAGCCCTCCCGACTACTAGGTTTATTACGTTAAGTTGTAACGGACTAGACCCTTAGGCATCTTTACGATCGTTGCCATAAAGCCATAGATAGCTACTTGTACTTGTAGGTTTGATACTACGTTTACAGACATATAAGCCTGTGGGCTGCGGTAAACAGTCATCGCCTCCGGTGCCACGATAAACGCTGAGTCATCGATAGTAGTTGCAACCA